AAATGGAAATAAGCGTTTAATATTATGTTCTGCAACTGGAAGCGGAAAGACGATTATGTTTAGCTATATGACAAAAGAAGCATTTGCTAAAAATAAGCGGATTTTGATTCTTACAGATAGAAAGGAATTGTTTTCACAAAGTTCAGGCGCACTTGTTGAAATGGGGTTACATTGTAATGAAATTAAGCCAAATAAAAAGGTAGATTTTTCACATTCCTTATATGTTGGAATGATTCAGACAATTATGCGAAGGATGAAAAATGTAGAATATCAAGAACTAATAAAGTCTTTAGATTTGATTATATTAGATGAGGCGCATAAATCAATATTTGACCCTATATTTGAATTTGTTTCAGATAAAACATTTGTAATTGGAGCAACTGCTACACCTCATCGAGAAGGTAAACAAGAATCACTTGAGAAATTTTATAATGAAATAGTGCAGGTAATTGATACACCGGATTTAATTATAAAAGGTAAATTATCCCCTTGCAAAACGTATGGAGTTAAAGTAGATTTATCAGGTGTAAAAACTAAAGGTGGAGATTACGATGAGAAATCAATGGCAGAGAGATTTAGTGAGATAAAACTATTTCATGGAGTATATGAAAATTACATAAGAATTTGCAATGGTAAAAAAGCAATTGTATTTGCTCCGAACGTGGAAAGCAGCAGAGAACTTGTAGAAGATTGGAAGTATAAAGGATTACCAATTGAACACGTTGACTGCTATATGACAGATTTAGAGCGTAAAGAAAAAATTGAGTGGTTTAAAAATACGGATGGTGCTATAATTTCTAACTATGGAATTTTAACAACTGGTTTTGATGTTCCTAATATTGAAGTGGTTATTTTATATCGTGCCACAAAATCACTACCTTTATTCTTACAAATGGCAGGTAGAGGTTCAAGAATCTACCCGAATAAAACGGAATTTACTTTACTTGATTTTGGCAATAATGTTAAGACTCACAACTATTGGGAATTCCCGAGACGATGGACATTAAAAAAGAAAGAAAAAAAAGAAGGTGCAGCGCCTATAAAAAATTGTCCGAGTTGTTCATTTGCGATGAGTTCAAATATTATGGTGTGTCCAGAATGTGGAGAGATAATGGAGGCTACACAAAAAGAAATAGAAGAACAAGTATTTGCGCAATTAGTATTGATGTCAGGAGTTGAAATTCAAGAGGTAGCAAAGACTGCAAGTATAGATATGTTAATTCAAATTCAGAAGCTAAAAGGATATTCAAAAAATTGGATATATTACCATTTAAAAACTGCTAACGATTTTAAGATTTACGGAAAATTAATGAGCTATCATCATCGATGGGCAAAAATTCAAATAGAAAATAGAAAATTATGAAAGAATCAGCAATTCAACAAGCGTGTTATATTTGGTTTAACAACACATTTTGTTTAAAGCATCATGATCCAAGATTAATTATGTTTAGCGTTCCTAATGAGGGAAGAAATGCAAGTGAGCAAATGTTTAAAAAAGCTACCGGAATGTTGGCAGGCGCATCTGATACAATTATAGTGTTAGAAAATCGTGTAATATTTTGCGAATTTAAGGATGCTAAAGGTAAGCAATCAGATAAACAAAAAGATTTCCAAGAGCGAGTACAATTATTAAATCACGAATACTGGTTAGTAAGGTCACTTGACGAATTTAAAATTAAAATTAACACATTATGAAACGATATAGAATAACATACAAGCAAACATATTTCATTGAGACATTTGCGACCAGTATTGAGCAAGCAATTGAGATAGCTAAGGACGATTGTTGGTTTAAGTTGGGGTGTATATTGCGGGATAGTGAAATAAATTTAATTGAGACGATATGAAACAAGAACACAAATATCCGTACAACTGGACTTTGAAAGATGCAGTTTTTACAAAAGATAAAGGTAAAGTATTTAGTTGCTTTGCGTGTGGAGGTGGCTCAACGATGGGTTATAAACTTGCAGGATTTGACGTGTTGGGCTGTAACGAGATAGACCCAAAAATGATTGAAGCATACAAAACTAATCACAACCCAAAATATGCATACCTTGAACCTATACAAACATTTAAAAATCGTACTGACTTACCTAAAGAATTATATAATTTGGATATTCTTGATGGCTCTCCTCCCTGTTCATCTTTTTCAATGGCTGGTAATAGAGATAAAGACTGGGGTAAAGAGAAGAAATTTAGAGAGGGACAAGCTGACCAAGTTTTAGATACATTATTCTTTGACTTTATAGATTTAGCAAAAGAGTTGCAACCAAGAGTAGTAGTAGCGGAAAATGTAAAAGGTTTACTTTTGGGTAATGCAAAGGAATATGTTAAAGAAATATACAAGCAATTTGATGCGGCAGGATATTACTGCCAACATTTTCTACTTAATGCATCTAAAATGGGAGTGCCACAAAGAAGAGAACGTGTGTTTTTCATTTGTTTGCGTAAAGATTTAGCTAAAGATTTTTTACACCAGCAAGATATGTTTACCGAAATTCCAAAGATTGAAATGGAGTTTAATGAAAAAGAAATACCATTTAAAGAATTTATAAACACAAAAAACAATGAATATCCAATTAGTGATTTTTACAAAACATTATGGTTAAAACGAATAGATGGAGACGATTCGTTTGCTAATATAAATGATAGGGAAAGAGATAAGCCAAACACAGGTTTTGGTACAAATTTCTTATATACAAATAAGGTTTGCGGAACATTAACAACTAAAAAAGACTGCTATTGTTTATTTGATGAAGCAAGATATACTTCAGACTTTGAATCAAAATGCATCGGAACATACCCACAGGATTATAATTTCAATAATGTAAAACCATATTATCTAATTGGTATGTCAGTTCCACCAGTAATGACTGCACAAATTGCATCTAATATTTACGAGCAATGGTTAAGAAAAATAAATAATAAAATAGTTTGATATTAAAGAATAAGTATTATATTTACAAAAAATTAAGTAACGACCAAATGAAGAAATCTAAATTATTTTTAGCCCCAATATTAAAATGCCTCTTGGTCGTGGCTATTAGTATTGGGGTTATTTTATTTAATACATTATAGTATGAACAAAGAACACGAAATTGACTGCATGAAATATCGCAAGTCTACGCACATTGCAGGTATTGATGTAGAAACAATCGTGAATGAATTAGGTCAATGCGTATTGACAATCAAAGATGCTTATTACGCACGAGGTGTTGACGTCTCAGGCAACAAAACCGATGGGTACTTCTTGGAATTTGAGGAAGACGTGAAGCCAATGGTAGTTAATAGTATCAATCGCAAGACAATCGCAGCTGTTGTTAAGCTACAAAAATCGTTAACGTCTGCTGAATCAAGAAACATCGGTAACTGGATCGGTGTAGTTATTGAGTTGAGTTTTGACCCGTCAGTTAAAATGATGGGTAAACAAGTTGGAGGGATTAGAGTTAAGCCTACACAACTAATTAAACAAAAACAACCGATAACACCGGAACGTTTCGCAAAGGCTTTAGATGCGATTAAAGCGGGCAAATTCGACAAGGAACAATTGATTAAGGATTATTTATTAACGGAAGAACAAATAGAGCGGTTATGACAGATAAACAATTTTGTGAAATATACACATCTTTTTATGGGGACGGAATAGACCATATAGAACAATTAGTCACAGTTGTTTATAATGGTGAAGAATTGAAAGATATAATTGAATTTTTTATTAAACAACTACAAAATGATTAAACACAACATAACACAAGGAACTGCAGATTGGTTAGAATTGCGTCACGGTAAAATCACCGGTACTGCATCGAAAGGATTGTTTATTAAATCCGATACACTACTTATAGATTTGATTTCGCAACACATTGAAGACTGGGAATTAGAAGATAGTTATTCTTCAGCGGATATGGTTAGAGGGACTGAACTTGAGCCATACGCAAGGGAAGCAATATCGGATGAGTTATTCATATCCTTTAAAGAGATTGGATTCATTCAAAATACTGCTATTCCAATTTTAGGCATTTCACCTGACGGACTATCCGAAGATGACACAATCGGTCTTGAAATCAAATGCCCAAGATCAAAGAAGCACACCGAAACTATTTTGAATAATGAAATACCAAGCGACAATATCCACCAAGTTTTACATTACTTCACAGTTAATCCTAAGTTAGAAACGATGTATTTTGTATCTTACCGACCTGAAAGTAAAGTAAAAGCATTGTGGTACAAATCACTTACAAGGGATTCATTGATTGATTTAGGCACGAAAGCAAAGCCAAACATAAAGAAGGTAAGCGAGTGGGTAGAAATAGCGACAATCGAAGCCGGTAAGATTAACCACGAATTGAATATGGCGTTGTTGAAGTTAAATGAAATGTATAAATAGACAATAGAAAGTGCCAGAGAGCGGGATGGTTAAATGTCAGGCGGAAACTTGGCAGCTTTCTTTTTAATAATTAACAATTAAAAACAAAACAAAATGAACACAATTAAAGGAAAAGTAATCGTAAAAAATGAAACGATTAAAGTTACAGAAAAGTTTAGTAAAAGAACGTTTGTAGTTGAAGAAGCTGGAGATTATCCGCAACTAATTGAAGTTGAATTACAGCAGGATAAATGTAGTCTTATTGATTCGATTCAAGTGGGGCAAGTTATTGAAGCACATTATAATTTGCGAGGACGTTCTTGGACTAATCCTCAAGGCGAAGTTAAGTATTTCAATACGATTGTTGTATGGAAGATTGATGGTATTGTTACAGAAATGAAGTCAACAAGCGAGAAGTTAAGCGAAGTAGTGAATCGTGCGACTATTGCAGATGAGGTCGGGGATGATCTACCTTTCTGATTTACACTAAGTAGGTTACTGTAAACAAAATTACGGCAGTATTTTGAATTTGCTGCCGTAATTTTGTCCAGTTAAATAAAACTAAACGGGACACTAACGTTTGACGGCTTGGCGCATTTTCAGTTGCGCTAAGGAGTGGTTATGGTTTGTAGACTAAGATTAAAAACAAATAAATTTTATTATTATGAAATACGAAATTGAAAAACAAAAAATAGATGATTTTTTTGAGACGGTTAAAGAACTCGAAACATTATTGACTGAAAGAATATCAGATTTGCACAATGTAGAAGGTGCAATGCAAGCAAGACACGCTTATGTTTTTTATAGACGAGTGTTGTGGGATGCGAAATATTCTCTTAGAGACAGTCTCAAAGAAATCAAAGATAAATCTAAGTAGGCTATTAACCATAACGTTTCTCGGCTTTGTTTAGTGCCGACTTAGAAAACTAAACGTTCTAACTTAAAAAATATTAATTATGAAAACAGAATTTAACAATACCGAAAACGAGGCATTGAACAAAACCGATGTTAGTGGCAGGTTATCTTCTTACCAAAAAATGAAATTAAAATACGAAAAACAAATTAGAGAACTTACTAACGATATAATCACATTAGTTGAGGAAAAAGATTTTGAGAAAACAACTATTGTAAAACTCCAATGGAAAATTCGTTTAGATGTGGAAAAAGCTATTTGGTATGGTTCGCCAACTTGCCACTAACATCCGTATAAGCGCTGTTTTTTTCAATGGCGCTTATACCTTGTTATATTTTTTTTAAATAAAACTAAACGAGACATAACGTTTGACAACTTAGCGCATACTGAAAGTTGCGCTAAGTTGCTGTTAGCAAATCGTTGCGGAAAAATTATAAATGAACTAAAATTAGAATTATGGAAAGAGTAAAAATAGATAGAGAGAAAACCATTCAAGAAATGGCTTACGAG